GTCAAACACATTGTGCTTCATTTCTTCTTCTCCTTCATCATCGGAATCTTCTGCCTGTCCGCCTTCCGCGGTTTTAGCTAACAAAAAATACAATACTTTTTTCTGTTCTTCGTTCATCGTTTCGATGACATCCTGAACTGTACGCTCTTCGCTCATTTCGTTATTCTCCTTGGGTTCATCTTCTTTATGCTCAAGCTCTTCTTTATGCTCAAGTTCTTCATTATCCTCTAATTCTGGTTCTGTTGTTTTAATTTCAACTTCGCCTTCTTCATTAGAAAACCCATCATGCTCGAGAACAAGTTCCAGAACCATCTCATCATCGACATCCTCACCATGAGCAATAACAGTGTCAATCATTGCGCCAGGATTTGCTCCAGCAATAACAAGACTGACTTCCCTGATAGCTCCATGAAGCACGTCGTGACCGTTCTGTTTAAGCTTATTCGCATAAATAGAAAGACCAACAATATCTTTATTGTCTACTAACTGTTTAGCAATACGACCATTATCTGTATCGTTAAACGAGCCATAGCAATAAGTACCTTCTGGACGATCCTCAAGTAATGCATGACCTAAAACATTATTTGGATCGTCATGCATATGCATCCAAACAAGCGGCACAACCTGACCATTCTGAGATTTAAATGCTCCCTGACGAATTACACGGCCATCAGAGCATTTAAGGTCATTTTTAGTTGCCCAACCTGAAAAATCATATTTCATAGGCATTTTGAATTTACCTTTCCTCCTCAGTTGGCTCTTTAGGAAGATTCTTGTTCTGAAGTTCCTGATCCGACTGATTCAAATTTCTGTTTCTAAGTTCATCCGACTTAGGATCTGTTGACGGTTTAAGTCCAACAATCTGTCTTACTTCATTCGGAGACATAATCTCATTACGAGTAAACTTATCAGCAATCTCAGCCACATTAGATGTAGGCATCAGCTTAAACGGATCTCTAAAGAACATAATTGATTGCTTTTGAGATCTCGCGGTTTTGGTTAAAAATGTACGTTTCAAACCATCGCACACAGCTGAGATCATTGGTTCAACAGTTCTTGCGTAATAGTTATTCATGGTGCTTTCATCAGC